ATCACCGTCCCTTTGGCGTATTTATCTAATAGCCATTCGTAAAGTTTAACGGGCTTTTGTGTTGGGTGTATTCTATGTTCTTTATTTTTCATATCCTGCTGCAACATCCCCGCCCATTTCCATTTTATTTTTCTAACTGCGGTTTTGAAATTAGTCCAAGCAAGTTCGCAATCAGCAAAATCCCTATCACCATTATCTTTATCCCAAACTATCCAACAAGATGAATCATACGGTATTTTGCTAATAAAGTGATTTGCACCCCAAATTATCTGATTTTTACTCACCCTTTGTAACTCAAAAAAATATTCCCTATTAGGTGCTACTTTATCCCAATCTGTTTTCTTATATTCTATTTTCTTAGCAACTCCACCTCCCTTGCCCTGAGATTGATTTGTAACATCTATCCCATAAGGAGGGTCAACAATAGCCAGGTCGTATGCCTTATCCGGCATTTTTTTTATTGCCTCTAAACAATCTTCATTGTATATTCTAATCTTATCCGTTATTTCCATTGTTCAACTTTTTTAGGTGTACAGCTTTTAAGAAGTCCTTGGATAGTTCAACACCAAAGTCGGCTTCGTGGTGGCACTCCCGGCACAACGCCATTAAGTTCTCTGGAGTATCCATAAGTTTACTGCCACCCATACCACGGGGTTCGATATGGTGAATGTCAACAGCTCTACGATTGCAGACTTCGCAAGGGATAAATTCCACAGCGGACAACCCCATTGCCTTAAGATAAACCTTTGTGTGGTTCTTCATTGCCGTTCCAAGAACTTAACCCACATCTTTGCGGCTACTGCTCTGCGTTGTGGCTTGAAAGGATAGATGGACTTTAACCGGGCCATTGCTATCCGCATAAATTGGTCTTTCATTCTTCCTTAAAGTTTTTTATCATTGTTAGAATGCTGCTCAATCGTTGCTCCGGGGATAACCCGCTATTCTCCGATTCAATAATATCAATCACGTCATCAAGAATTTCGTAGCAAGCAATTAGCTCTTGGATTTGTGTTCTCATTCTATGGTAAGATTATTTGCGTTAAGTAGCGAATGCAAATCTTTGCGTATCGTTTCGTAGCATTTGTATTCGCAGTCCGTCAAGGTTTCGTACTTCAACTTACCACGAAGGTCTTGGTCAATCTTCCAAAGTACGTGCTTAAACATTCCTCCGTTGACGGCTTCCATAAACTCAACCTCCTCGTCTGGAAGTGTGAACTCCAATACGGCTTTCATAAGGTAAAAAATAATTTACCTACCATTGCGGCTACGCCACCTACTAAAGTGTACGTTACGTCCCAAATGCTATCCTTGTAGTCGGTACGTTTGTCCAATAGGATTCCTTTTAATTCTCTGCCGAATGCTGCTGCGATAAGAATTGGCCAGCTACCCGTAACGGCAAGGATTGCCATCCCAGCCCAGAAGTGTGCGATATGGTCTATTTTCATTTTGTAAGGATTAAAGTTGACCGATGATAGTGTAACTGTCAAGCTCTGGGTTGTCATTTCCGAGGAAGAACTCTTTGTACAGTTTAATCGCCTCGAGCGCTTTGCGCTCACCTTCCGCAACAAACTCTGGAGATACGGTGTAGATACCAATATCGAGGGAGGCTTTGTCTACGGCAATAAAGATAAACTTATCAATCGGCACTCCGAATAACCGGGTGTAGATAAACGCTTGCATATCATAAAAATACTTTCGTGCTGAAAAAGGGAAGGCACGGAGGTCAGTTGTGGTCTTCAAATCTGCAATAAAGTTGTTACCTAAAATATCCGCCTTTGCCCGGAAGGGCAATCCCTCAATAACACCAACGGCAGGAACCTCAAACTCGCAACCTTGAATGTAGCCAAGGACGTGTTCGTTGCGTAGTAAGGCATCTGCAATCCTTCTGGCTTCGTTGTATTCTTTCTTTGTGATTATTTGTCCGCCTTTTGCTTTTGCTTCTTTCCAAATGTTGGTATTCTTGCTCTGTACGTCGATAATGTCGTACTCGTCTACCCGGTGCGGCTCTAACGCCATCAAGTGAACCAATCGCCCTACCGTAAAAGCATCAGATTCGTCCTGCCCGTACTTGGTAACGTAATGGTACGTTTTGGGTGAGGATAGCAAGAGCTTACAAGCGGACGAGGACAAGGCGTGCTTGGCCAAATGCCCGTAGTAAAACGAATCATCCTTCATCTTTTCTAAGATGGTATCCCTATCCCAGGTGCTACCGTCCAATAGTTCAATAATTTTCATAGCATCTTTCTGATTTTATCGTGTGCTGCCATACTGCCCTTGTTAAAGGCAATGTCCAGAAGCATCGATTCGTAGTTGATTGCCTTGTCCATTTCCTCCTGCGGAATGTCGCTACCGTACTGCTTGATAAGCAGGCGCATATATTCTACCGTAGTCATAATTAAAAGTTTAGATAGTTAAAATTTACCACGCAAGGTATTCGCAATGGGCTTCCGCACGGAGGTACAAAGGAGCAATACTAAACCCTTCCGGGAAGTCTATTTCTCTTGGCTCTTGGATAAATCCACCGTAATAAGCAAGCCCGTCGGGGCCTTGCTCGTATGCGCCGTCCAACTCTAACCGCCAGTCGTAGAACTCGTCTACGTTCTTGAATCCTGCCCAAGCAGCAAACGCTTCGTAAAAAGCAATTACCGTATCAAAGTTATCTTCTGGGCCCACACCTTGGTCAGCCGCAGTTTCCAATAGGTCAATGTATGTTACCTGCATACCGCATAGATAAAAATCTGCGGAAGCAGGATTGCACAAAATAAGAATGCCGTAACAATAGCCATCCACGCAAGCGGAACGGTTACGTTAATAATGAGGTCTTGGAGTTTCTGATTCATTGTTTTAGGTGTTTTGTTTCAACAAACATATAAAAAAAAACAATACACCAAACATTACTAAAAAAAAAATTAGGGCCGTAGCCCTAACTCTTTACCATCCTTTATATGTATGAATGCAACCTCCTTGTCTACCCAGTTACGTCTACCGAACTCGGTTGTTGCTGGAAGTTTCTTTATTCCCCATTCCATCGGGATTCCTGCTATCCGGAATACCCATATCCCTTTTGGGGTTGAGTTAATATAAATCGGGTTGGTTTGATATTTTGCAGCCCTGGCCATTAACGCATCGTACTTTATCTTTTCAATAAGCAATTCGTCGTAGTGAGTTGTTCTGCATTTTAACTCAATTTCAAAGGCGTATTGCGCCGAAAAACAATCCCAATGCGAGAACGCCTCCTCGCTCATAGTCAAGTCGGGCACGTAGTTCGTTTTAAGGAACTCAAATAGTTCCTTCTCCCTCATAGGCAGTATAAACCGAGCGTAACTCCTCTACCCATTGCTTCCAAAGTTTTGGGTTACATCCGCAAGGCACGTGGTATTGGTGATTAAATACTCGTGCGTGGATTGTTGCTATTTCCTTGCTTTGGTCGCTGGACAAGGTGCTTCTGTATTCTTTGTAGAAATTATCCAGCCATTTGTATTCCGGCTCCTCCAGGCATTTAGGATTCTTGCTTGGGAATAATCGGTTTAACTTTTCCTTGCGTGCTTCGCAGCCGCAGTCCACTCCGGTTGCTTCTGCAAACCAATCGACTACCGCCTTAATTCCGGTGGCTTCGGTTATCTGCTCGATTCTATCCCCTAACCCCTTTGGCTTCCGCCCACGTTTGGTACTCGCTGTCGCAGCTGGTTTTGATTTTGTCTCTTCCATTTTTTAGCGTATTGTAAATTGAACGAAGTGAAATCTTTGTTGCCTCGGAAAGTTTACGAAGCGATACGTCCCCGTCGTGGTAAATAGTAAATAATTTGTTATCGTACCAATCCCATTTAGATACCTCGCCTTTTACAGCTTCCAGAAGTACGGTTAATGCTTGGTCGGATTCTATATTGTAAATTTCCTCTTTATCGTCAAACTCCTCGATTGATACGAATTTGATTCTTGCTCGGTTGGTCATCTCCCGCAAGTACATATTCCGCAGGGTAATATAAACGAAAAACGTGTTAACGTCGTCGTCTCCGTATTCAAGTTTCTCTGGGTTGTCAACGTACTGATGCAACCGTAGGTACATATCTTGTACAAGGTCGTGGGCATCGTCTCGGTCAAGACCGAAGGACTTTGCCATACGCAGCCAATCTTCGTGCCGCTTTGCTAATCGGGGTAGGATTCCCATAAAACTTCGACTAATATAAGGCCAAGGCAAATCTCCAATGTATGCACATCGTAATCGTCGAACTCGGTCTTACTCCAATTAGCACCCAGCAGAAACCCGTACAGCGGATAAAAATTTATACTAAATCCCATTAACAAACTCCTTAAGCGTTGCCAACTTCGCTTCAAGTTCTTTTACTTGGTTAACCAACTTGCCATTCTGCTCAAGTAAATAATCGTAATTTACCAAACTTGTAACTATTTTCTGTTTTTGATTTTGTACCGGCTCTGGAAGCTCACCCCGCATTTTAGTTGCTATTTTTAACGAGGATGCGTAGAGCTGGTCTTTTGGAAAAACAATCTTTTCGTAATGGATAATTGTGGCGTGGCATTTTCCTATCTGCCTGCCCAATTCGTTTAGTGTAAAGAATGGTCGGAATGCTTGCACGTATGCTGCTCTAACTTTTACGTTACTCCAATCCCGTGCGCCGTTATCCGTGTAACCGATATTTTGGCAGAATTTTTGGTAGGTCATCGGGTGCCAATATATTGAGCGTTGCCTCTTTGTTTTTGGATAAGGATATGGAAGTAGGGAACCTCGTAATTCTTGCCACCTTCGTCCTGAATTAAATACCACGCACTCCACTGGCTCCAGCTAACGGGTCGCCAATAGTCCAATACCAAAAACTTCTTTCCGTTGATTGCAAACACTTCGTTTGGTGAGAAGGGAACTGGTATCATAATGTAAGGTTTTCTTTAATCTGTTCAAGTTCTTTTTTTAATGCGTCAATCTCAATTAACCGCTCACGATTTTGAATAAGCAAGCGGGCGTTTTCTGCCCGTGCCTCGTTTACCCTTTTATCAATATGCCTTTTCATATCTACCATATCCTCCAGCATCTGAGTTGCACGCCAGACGGATAGCATATTATCAACGATTTGCGGCTCCTTTGGGTTCGCCAAGGCCATTTCATTTAACCACCGTGTTACATCGCTAATTTGTAAGATGCGGTCACGTACATAAATCTCCCAGCTGTCTTGACTAAAATGGGTCATCAGAATAAATTATAGTTTGGATAGGTGCTTGAACATCGAGCAAGTTAAGGTTATTATGCGTGAATCCGACATTGCCCTTCATAGAGCGAATCCGGATAGGGTCGGATAAAGGCGTAGGTCTACCCCCAGTTTCCATCTCTTTTGTTTTGCGGCAGTGTATTTCAGTAAACACCCAGTCGGTTAAGTGTTGGGCGTACCGGTGAATAATTACTACCGAATCGGCACGGTTGCCCCACTTGCCCCCTCCCTCAATATCTGAGGTCATTGGCGGCGTGGGAAGCCCTGCGTAAGCGTGGCCGTTAGGATGCGTTCTACGCATTGCCTCCGTTACCGGGTGTGTATTTACAATCGTTGTAACTGAGTTCTTATGGGCGAAGATTCGCACCGCAGACGCTACCTCGTAATGGTATTCGTGCATTCCAGATTTGCCCAGCTTTCTTTGGTCAGTAACAAGGGAGTTGTACGGGTCTATTAGGCACCCGGTGTACTGCCATTCCTCGTATATTTCCTCCATAATTCGGAGTAGGTCGAATGCGTTATATAGATTGTTGCTGTCTATAAAACGAAAATGCTCATCAATGTAATCCAGGTGGCGGTACATCTTGGCCTCGGTTACGTTTTGTATTGGCTCGCAGGAAAGGAACTCGATTAACTTACGCTTCAAAGAGTGGACCTCGTTCTCCGAGGAATAGACGAGCCACTTCTTATCGTAATTCATTGTTTGCATCAGCATCAGATAAATCAGCGTATGCGTCTTGCCCACGTTGGCGTGGCCTGTAACAACAACAAACTCTCCGTCTTTAAATCGCAAGAATTCATCTATTGCCGGATGGCCAAGTTTGCCGGTGTCAAAGTACTTTCCGCCTCTTGCTCTTTCCAAGAACGGCAATACTTTATCGTTAGAAATTAAGTCAGGGTGTTTCATTTGACAAACGTAAACAAAAAATCAATACAAAAAACTTTAGCACAAAAAAAGCCCCTCCGAAGAGGGGCCGAACCAGTCGCTACTGAAACACCTAAAACGGACTGGTTTCTTCTGTGCGAGCGGCAAAGTGCTCTTGATGGGTAGCTCCGTGGGTGCCAGACATCCAAGCGTTAAACTTCTCTGCCAACTCAAAGATTTTCTCAACTGGAATAGTTGAACCTTGCGATACATAAGCTGCTGACATTTCAACAGCCGACTTCAATGCAACCTGGCGAATGATAGACGCAGAGCGGTCATCGTTTGCCTTCGGTGTTGAGGGTGTCCAAGCTGGACGGTCGCCACGTTGAATCTTAACGGTACCTTTCTCGTTTTTAGTGTACTCAACCTCGTCACCTACTTTGTAAGGTGGGGTTTCGCTTTTGGCGAATGCGGTTCCAAAGTCTCCGTTATCAAAACGCAGCTCCAATTTGTAGAACTCTTGCCATTGGCCGTTGGGGGTGATGCTTGTGATTTTAGGCATTGTGTAATTCGTTTAAAAGGGTTCTTTTTAATACTTCGTTTTCTGCTTCGAGGAACTCCATCTTAGATGCCATCGCCTCGACTCGATGCTGTAAGAACTCAACCATCTGTTGAGCAGATTCTTGTGACCAGTTTGTCCGTGTTGTGTGTTCCATTGGATTAGTTTTAGGTGTTACACAAGGCAAACATACGCAAAAAAATTAACATACAACACCCTTGCCAAAAAAAATTACTTGCCCGGTGTTTTTTTCTATTTCGTGGTCTCTGCTTATTGTGATTTTAGTTACAAAGTTGGTATTATCGTCTTGGATACCTCCCCACTTGCGTAATGCATCCAGAGCAAACTTAATAGCCATAATGCAGTTATCATTATCGTATCCGTAGTTGTGGCGTAGCGTAGCCGTAATGGTTTGGAATCTTGTTTTATCGTATGCTGCTAATTGGGTAAGCACCTCCTCGGTAAATTTATCCTTGGCCTTCTTTCTAACTATCCAATGCTTGGAAGCGTAGAACTGATTAAGGGAGGGAACCTTAGATAGCGTTACACTAATCTCTATATCCGCAGCGGGCTGCAAAGGCAGGGTCGAGTTTGTGGACTTCTTTAAGGAGGGTTTGCTCCTGGGCTTTGGCGTAGGCACGGCCTTTGGCATCACAATTAGCGAAAAGATTTGCAACCTCCAATAGAATCAAATCTATCTGCCTCTTGACTTCTGGATTGTTGTAATACGGCATAATCTTCGAGCTGTTTAAGTTCACGTTGTAGGTGGATTATTGCTTTGGTAATATCTTGCTCGGCTGGGTTGCCGTCTTTCTTTCCGGCACGGAGTAGGTAGGCGATTGCTACGCCGAGGTTATAATTATCGTGAGCAAAGTCCTGCACCACGTCAAACGCTTCTATTCCTTTGAACTTGCCTATATAATACTCAGGGACGCTCGTCCCAGTACAAGAAGATTTGGTGGAATCCTTGATGCTCATTTATTAAAGTTTTTCCTTCCTTGCTCCCAGGTGTTGTATTTTCTGAGGGCTGAGGATTCGTTTTCGCTTCTTGGGTAGTCGCAGAATCCAAAGTGGTTAAGGAATGCGTTGGTGTAGTCATTCGGGATTTGTTTCAATTCCATTGCAAGATGTTTCTTGCGTCGGTCGTTTCGTTCTGTTGCCATATTGCAAACCTAAAAAAGAAAACGATAGGTCTAACCAATGTAGATAACTAAAAAGTTATTAACATTTGTCGGGCGTATGCGCCCAATGCTTATTTTTTACAACTTAGTTAAGTTAACTAACTAACTATATAACTTAAATAACTAACTAACTATCAAGTTAACTTAGTTAAGTAAGTAAAATTAAAAATAAAAGAAAATCTGCGTTTAGACGCATTTTATTAGTCAAGGTATATAATCTATCCAATTTAGATAGATAATGCGTTAGAACGCAGGAAAAGTACCTCTATTGCCTTATTAGGACTATAAACAGCATACCAACTGCAAACAGCATCAGGTATTTCTCCCAATCACCTTTTCCTTTGGTGGTGATTTTGGTGTTAATGTACTTGGTTACTTGCACCGTATCCGGTAAGCACGTCGCTTGCAATCGGATGGTATCAAAGTTCCTAACAAGTTTAATGCGAATGTTGTCCTTTTGGACAACCACGGTATCAACATTGTTAAGCGTGAGCGTATCCCATAAGTTACGTTCCTTGGTTACGATTGTGGTATCCCACTTCGTTTGCCAAACATTCGCACCTTTCTTTACGGCCTTACGCAAATGGTATTCTGCACTACAACTACCCAGAGCAAGACTCGCAGCCAGGATTATCAATAGAACAAGTAGGGGGTGTGGGTAGTTCTTCGAGTTCATTGAGCCAGTCGTTAAAATTGGACATATTTAGTTTTTCCACCTTTCTTGATTGCTTTTAATACTTCTGATTTGTTGTTATTAACGTCGTAGGCAACGTGAATCCACTTTGGTTGTGTATCCGTACCAAATTCCCAAATGAGTTGCTTAAACGGCAGCTTTTTGCGTATGTAATTAAATACAGCAGCCATATCCTCGCATTGAATATCCGCAGCTCTACCGTGTACGTGGTCGCTTGTTGCACTACCGCCAACAGCAGAGTTTACTAATGGTGAACGATAACCACTCGTTACGTTTATAACTCCGAACTTATCCCGTACCGGTTGCAGGACTTTTTGTACCAATAGTTTTAAGTTATTGATTTCGCCCTGGCTTGGATTGTTAGCAATACCGGTATCTGTATCCGTAAGCTCGGCAAGTGTAAAGTTTTCAGATAGTTTCATAACGTGTATTAAAATGCACTATTTGTAGTCATTTTGTCCCTTTTAAGCATCATTAACTACCAAAGTGCAAGTTAATGGTGGATAATTCGGACATTTTCCGAATTACCGCCCTTGGCCTCGATACGGTTTACTCGTCACCCTTTTGTTCTGGCTTTTTGTGTGCCGCCCGAGTTTTCTTTTGGACTTCTTGATTTTTGTTGTTTCCTTCGCCATCTTTACTCATCATTAACGCAAACCCACCCATAATAAACGCACTAAACTCCGTTAGCGACGCTTTCTCAAACCAAACGAGGATACCCCCGAATGAAATTAAGATAAGCCCTATAACGGTAGTTTTTGGATTACGGAAGATTCTACTTATCATTTTTAATATCCCTATTCCAACGCCACAAGGTGTACACAAAAGAGGTCAGCATTACAAGCATCCCTGCTATCTGATGCACCTCGGCTATCGTTAATCCACCTACCGCTAAACTCCAAGAGGTCGCTACCGCACTTGAACTATCTGTTTTCATATCTCGAATGGTGCTGGAGGTTGACAGTATGCTGCTTCTGGATTCGCTACGCAAAACGCTTGGGCGTATTCGGTATCCAAGGTGTAGCCAAAAGAGTTTAC